ATGTGAACTGTGTCACCTTTCTTGCCCTTGAAGTTCATTTTTTTAATGACGTTAGCAGCTACAAGGTTACGTTTGTAAGCTGCAACAATTTCGTCTGACCAAATTTCAGGGATGAAATTAGCGGCTGACGTAACAGTTACGTTATTTGCTGGTGAAAATGCTGTTGCCATGTTAAATACTCCAAAAAGTTAAGTGTTATTTCACTCGACCCTCTTGATACGCCGTCATAATTTCATCTGATAACGTCTCATATCTCTGAGGGTCAGTCATTTTTAGCCGAATAAGGTCAGCACGCCTATAAACTCTCTTTCCTGATTCACCTGTTCCACCCGAATCAACTGAAGCGGCTTTAAGATTTTGCTTACGGGATACTTCTCCAGCATCTGACGTTTGCCTAGTCTTAACACCCTTCAACTGCTTATAAGTAGACAACAATTCATTAGCACTATCATAATCAAACTCACCATCTGCTTTGGCATACAAACCTATACGAATAGGTGAAGATTTCACCCAATTCGCAAAGTCTGGGTCTTGAACAATCTGAGTGAAATCAGGGTGTTCTGCCGACAACTTCTGCTGAATCTGCATCTTTTTGAACTCTTGTCCCGCTTGGCGAGCCGCAAGTACATCTGGATGATTATTAATAGTGTTCTGAACTGCCTTTTTAGGGTCTTCAAAAAAGTCAATTTCAGGCTCTACCTCTGCATTCTGACGACTTCCAGAAAGATTTTGCTTAATAAGTTCATCAGCTAGTTTTCGAACCTCTCCAACCTCTTGAGCTTGCTTTCCAATTAGCTTTTCAGCCTCTTGGTGCATCTTAATAATGTCACCTAAATCCTTGCCCCGATACTTGTCAGGTAAATCGCTGGTAACTTGCTCAATAGTATTGGCTAACTTCTTTTCTTCTACCTGAAGCTCACCTTGCATCTCATCATCATTGTCAATCAACATACAGTTTCCTTTTCCTGCCCACTAGGGTTTTAGGATTTAACATGAACTCGACATTCGTTTATGAGTTCTCTTTTAACTCTGCCGCCAATTTTTGCCGATGTTTTCGGTCAAATTGATGGGCTGATGTAGGGAAATGCCCAGACCAACCCTCCAACTTGATATTGGGAGCAGAGATTTTACGATGTGAAATCACACCGCATTCACATTGGACATTGACCGCCTCATAATCAGTCAGTTTTTCAATGTGATGCCCGTTTTCACAGGCAAATTCATACATTCTTTTCATTCAATTCCTCATAAGCCTTTTCGCTGACCTCTTTTAAGGTTTTTAGCCAAGTCAAGATGGAAAGTTCGCCTTTTCTGAATTGCAGGGTCTTTTCATCAGGAATTACGCTTATATTATTAAGCGACTCTATCATACTGTCAATATCTATAGTTAAATCTTTCCAACCTTCCATTGACATCATGTCAAAGCGATCTTCGTAATACTTTTGTAGTTCTGGAGTCATTTTTATGCTTTAGGATATTTTGCTTTGACTGCCAAACACGCATCAATGTAAGACTGAATTTGAGTTTGATCTCCTTTGACTATGCCATCAATGTAATTAGTCATTGGTGGGTATTCTGCTACACGTTTTTGCTGATAAGAAATTTGCGCTTGGCGTTGGGCTTCTGCTGTTTCTAAAGCAGATATTTCTTCTTGTGTTAAGTCAATGACCGTTTTTGCATTTGTTTGTAGATTTATTTCAATTCTTTGCATGATTTTTACTCGTAAAGAATGTTGATTGAACCAGCGTCAAATGTGTCTGTGCCGTTGGTTGTGGTGATTCGGACTCTATCAAGAGTACCCCCCAATGAGATATTCCCTCCACCCACCATTATGTCTGCACCTGAATCACCATAAACATGAGAGCAAACCCAAATATTTGATGAAACATTGGTAATAGTGAAATGCCCTGAGTGTGTGTAAGTTGAACTTCCATTATATGCAATAAAACCAGCGGTAGAAGATTGATATAACCCAGTCGATCCTCTAACAATGCCAGTAGACGAAACATATCCTGTTGATGTAATTGATCCAGCGCCGATTTGAATTAAAAAATTTGCTCCTCCAGTTATACTCACCCCGTTAAACATCACAGTGACGCGCTTCACCCAAGATGGAATACTTGTAAAGTCAATAGCAGTACCTGATGTAGATGCAACAGCAGTGCCAGACGACAATACACCCACACCTGTTGGAGTTCCAGCAAATGCTGGAGACGTCAGAGTTGGTGATGTCCCAAGAACATTAGCGCCAGAACCTGTTGAAGTGGTTACACCAGTACCACCATTAGCAACTGGTAAAGCTGTTCCAGAATATGAAATTGCTAATGTTCCACTAGTAGTAATTGGAGAACCACTAATAGATAAAAATGATGGCACTGTTGCCGCAACACTTGTAACTGTTCCAGATGAAGAAACTGAAGCCCAACTAGTTGTAGTTCCATTAGTTGTTAAATACTTACCTGAATTTGTTGCTTGACTAGGTGCAAGAGCATCAAATGCCGCTGATGCAGTTGTTTGTCCTGTACCACCTTGACCAATCGTTACAGCCGCATTGGTTGTAAGAATTGTTGTTGTAGCATCAGGTAGGGTATAAGTTCTTTCTGCTGTAGTTGCACCAGTAAACTTGGTAAATCCATTGCCAGTACCGCCATAAGTAGATGCAATAACTTGAGTTAATGCCGCAGAACCATCAAAGTTATTTCCATAAATGGCTCTTGCTGTTGTCAGTGTTGCCGCAGAACCAGTTGTATTTTGATTTAGTGTAGGTACATCACCAGCCGCAATAGTTCCCCAAACTGGAGCCGCACCATTTGTTCCTGAACCCGTCATACTCAAAAAGTTTTTGGTAGTTGAGGTATTTGGCGCTAGTAATGTTGTTGTATTAGAGTTACTTTGATATGGCAATGAACCAAGCAAAGTTGTGTTATTCCCACCAGCAAGACTTGTTGAATATCCTGTGCTATTTTGATTTAGTGTAGGAATATCAGATGCAACAATTGCTCTAAATGTAGGAACACCATCAGCACCATTGGGTGCGGCTAAGACATACTTTGCCGTCTTAGATGCGTAAGGATTTAACGTATCGCCATAACCAGAAGACAACGATATAGCAGGAGTAGCACCACCACTAGATGCAACAGGTGAAGTTCCTGTAACAGATGTAACAGTTCCTTGTGGATTAGATGCAGTTGTAATGCCAGTAACTCGACCATAAGTATCTATGGTAATTACAGGAATAAGTGATGACGAACCAGTTGTTCCAGCCGTTGCAATTCCGCTTGTTAAATCAAGAACAGGAGTAGCACCCCCAGTTGATGTAATTCTTCCAGTTGTACCACTTACAGAAGTAACAGTACCTGTTGTTGGAGTTGTCCATGTAGGAGTTCCTGCACCCGCAGAAGTTAAGACTTGTCCTGTTGTTCCTATAGGTGTAACAGCTAATGCGCTTGTTGAAGAACCATAAACTACACCACCAGCAACAAATGCTGACGATTGTCCTGTACCACCTCGGTTATAGGCAACAGCAGTTCCATTCCAAGTAGCAGATGTAATTGAGCCAGCATAATCAAATGTGTTGGTAGACCAAGATACATTAGATGGAGCATAGTTATGCACATCCCATGAGCCAGCGGCAAGAGAATTTGAAAGCAATACAAGACTTACATATCCACCAGATTGAATTGTGGCAACAGTTGTACTTGAATTGTTCTTGACAATAATAGTGCCACTGCTTTGATTATTGTTAAAAGAAAATATTGCTCCATTAGACAAAGTTGTTGCATCAGGCAGTTGAATTGTTTGACCGCCTGAACCAGTAACAACATAATTTGGCGCAGAACTTACAGTTAAAACTGTTGTTCCACCAGCCGCCGCAATACTTGCAAAACCACTAACATCAGTATTGTTTAAAACTACTGCGCCAGTCTTTCCTGCAACACTGGTAACTAAGTTGGTTTGGTCTAACTTTTGCCAAGTAGAACCATTGAATATTAACCAATCTCCAACTTGCCAATCAGTAATACCATTGAGACTAGTTGAGCCAGCAGTAGCCACAACGTAATAGTAGCCGTTTGTTCCAGAACTACTAGTAAGAGTTGGAGAATTTGTAGAAGCATTCCAAGTACCTTGATAACTCAATACACCTGTAACAGAAGCCCATGAAGTGCTTGTTCCATTGGTAGTTAAATACTTTCCTGATTTACCAGTTTGACTAGGAATCAGATTAGTAATTTGTGTCTGTAAAGAGTCTAGAGTATCAAGTACAGACTGAGAAGTGCCGCCACCATTAGTAATGACTTTGATGGATTCAGCAAGATCAGGAGCAACAACCTCACCAACATTAAGCTCAACACCTGTAGACAGAGTAATGACAAGTGAACCATCAAAATCAATATGAGCATTGGTGACAGACACACCATCAACACCATTAATTCCGTCAATCCCATTTTGACCAGTTTCACCTTTTTCGCCTTTTGCTCCATCCCTACCATTTTTTCCGTCTTTTCCATCACGACCATCCTTGCCATTAGAGCCATCACGCCCGTCTTTAATAGATGCAACACGCTTTTCAATAACATTGCCAACATCATCAAAGCGGCTACGAATGTCAGATTCAATTGTCTTCAGTGCTTGGACAACAATGTCTACGTTCTCGCCAATCTTGCGTTTTTGTACTTCTCTAGCTTGAGCAACAGACGCTTTAACAGAATCCAAAACAGCCATTTGCTGTTCAGGAGTCATGTTCTTAAGAATTAGCTCTTTGGCTAGGCTTTCGACATCCATTATTGAGCCTTCGGTTGGGTTGAGCCTAAAGATTTGGACAATTGGTCTAAGAAATCTTGTTCCATACCACCAACTTTATTGTTATTCTGAGACATTTGCAACTCAACAATCTTAGATTTGTTCTTAATGTCAGCTTCTTTCAACATCAATTCGGCAATCTTAACTCTCCTATCAAACTCGGCAGATGCTTGATCTGATTGATTTGGCAGGTTATTTGTGGTTGATGCAATGACTTTTGCCTGTACTTCTTGAGGGATGTACTGTGCTTCCACCATTTTCTTGGTTGCATCAGCACGATTTTGCTCTGCTTGAGTGGTAACTAAGGCAATATTGGCTTGAGTCGCTTGCATTTGCAACTGTTGTTGTGCTTGTTGCATCTGTTGTGCTTGTGGGTCTGGCTGAGACATTTTGTCCAAAGCATCTATCATCTCGAACCTATTGCTCAAACTTGAATTAGCAACGATTCCTTTGAGAATAATGGGCAAAACAGGAGTTTGAGGGCCAAGTGTCTGAAGTAGGCTAATGAACTGCTGTTGCTCATACTCACGGGCAATAATTCCCAAAGTAGCCGTAGGAATGAAGTTCATGTCCACAGATGGATAGCGGTTTGGGTCAAACTGCATATACCTAAATGCGGCTTTCTTGATGAAAGGCACAAGGAAATCTTCTTGGAAGTTCACCAATGTACGCTTGTACTTCTTAATGATAGAAGCAACAGCCATTGACATACCACCACCATCACGGCTAGACTGAGTAACCATACCATTTGAATCCAGCGTACCAGTAGCTTGAAGCAACATACGTTCAAACTCTTTAGAAGTGGCTAGATTGTTTCCATCAGTAACGCCAAACTTGAATGGCATCAAAATCTCAGCAGGAGAGCCGTTTGTTAGGATAGCTTTCCCAGGTTTTACTTCAAATTTTGCGCCACGGGGAAGTCGAGTTGCATCCATTGCAACCATAGGGCTTGTAGTCAATGCTAAAGAGTCTAAATGGCTGCGAATTTGTGCATCCATAGCCTTTTGCATATTGTAGGCTTTTTCAACTGTCCCACGACCTAACAAACGATTAGGCACAGTGTCATCCTGATAGGAAATCACTGGCCTATCTTTCATCATGTAAGGGCTTTCTTCAGCCTTGAGCAACAAAGTGTCGTTAGCAATAACAACAATCGCTTCAATCATGTCTTGATAGTCTTCTGCTTCTGAACTTGTAGGGAACAATTCAACAATGTCTTTGTTCTCAGCCAAGTTTTGCATATATTCCCGTGGGACAAGGCCATAGTAGGTCAGCAATTTGACCTTTTGGTCTTGGAACATTGTGAGTTCTTGTGTGGGCTCTAGATCTTCATCAGAAGCAACCACTCCAACATCAACCTTGCGATACATCCCAGACTCAATACCAGCCACAATCTTGTGGATAGAGATGAATTTCTCTACGGCAACACCCATACAGTCATCAATGCTTGTGCCATTTGGGTCAAACAAGAAGTTCTTGGGGTTGACAGGCATGATCTTGACGGACATTCTGTCTCGTTCAATCACGCCAATAGCCGCCTGACCTTGCTGATTAGGAATTGCTTGGGTACTTGGGACATACTCTTTCTCAGTAC